TTAAGCGAAAAAATTAATCACTTCCAAAAATTCAGCCTCCGAACGAACGATTATATACCGCATACCCAAACGCGAAACGAGTTGTTCAAAAGCTTTTTGATCCGGTGATTGCCTACCATCCGGCGTTTTCCATTCAATCCAAACCACTGATCCATTGACAAGATACGCCATATCAGAAACTCCAGGCAATACTCCCAGTGATTTATTCATCGACCCCTTAATCCGGTTATGGCTATTTTGATTGATAGCAAATACCCGACCGCGAAGTTCCGGCCTGTTATTCCACAGATTTTTAAATGCCAAACTTTGTATTTGAATTTCAGTCATATTCATCACTTTTTCGGTCATATTTTAGCTCTGGTTGCATCCTTTACGGAATGGGTGCAACCGCTGAAAACCGCATATATGTAGGTTTGTAGCGGTTTGGTTGCACCGTTGCACCCTTTTTTGCATTTTTTCAATAGTGCCAGATAAAAAAAATAAAAATATAAAATGCGTGCGTATATGTGTGTATATGTGTGTGTGCGTATATACCCATACCCTTTAATACCATATTTTAATATAAGGGTGCAACTATATAGTATAAGGCTTGATAGAGTAGGGATTGATAGGTTGCACCCTTTAAAATTACAGGATGCAACCAGGGTGCAACGTGCAACCTCATGCGAATGGGTTATGGTGACCATTTGTAATTTTGTTGACTTTAAATGCTGTAACTACTGTATTGCCCTGCTTTATCCGCTTGCGTTCAAATCCGAGTTTATTGAGTATTATTCCAACGCGGGTATTAGATAGCGTGTTGTATTTGGTTTCTGCAATCAGGTGTTGAATGATCTGGGTAATGTTCAACCATTCCGGTGCAAATCCTTCGGTCGTTAATTTGCAGGCTATCAGTTCCTCCTCCGGTGTTGATTGCTTGAAGTCCTCAGTGTTTGCATTGAGTTGGTTTATTTCCTCAGCCAGCACAGTGTAATCAAATCCGGACTTATACATCGAATAAATTTCGACCCAAAGCTGCTCCTTATCGCAATTATTGTAATGCTGATGGTCAATGTCGATGATATGTATCGGAATTATGCGTCTGTTGCCCGTAGGATCGTTTAATATCTGAGTTTCGTTACTTGTACCACAAAAGACCGCTAAACGCTTTAAATCGACTGAAACGCGTCCGTATGGCTCTCTGACGTTTATCCATTGTTTTGAAGTGATCTCTTTCAGCCTTTTTTCTTCCCGTTTGGACTTGCCTCCGTATTCGTCATCAAGAATGATCCATTTCTTTGTCATGAGGATTTCGTCATCTTTTCCAGCATCCATTTTCGATTCTGCAAATAAAGATTGAAGCTGCTGAGGCAATAGGTATCTAAACCAATGCGTCTTACCCGTTCCCTGAACTTCTCCGGATAGCACCAACACGAGGGGTGAATGTTTACCGTATGCAGAGGCAACTACCGAAACAAGCCATTTTAATATCCATTTGTCCGCGTTCGGCGTGTCGGTCATGATCGAAGAAATCAGCAAGCTAATATTTGGACACTCATCATGAACAATCTGACGGCCTGAAAAAAATTGATGGATCGGATTATATGATTCTATCCGGTTGCTGAAAAGTATTGAGCAGATCAGATCCTTTGTCACGGTATCGAATGCAATCTTGCAATCCAAGAACAAACTGTTGATGTCGCTATCGTCTATTGGTTTGCCGTTTAATTCAACCGCCCTTGTGATCAGGTTCTTTCGCAGCTTGTATGGTTTTAAAAAAGCAACGACATCATCAATGATATTATCAGATTTATGATTGATTTCTTTTGCAAGTACCTGGTTGATAATTTCACGACTATCTTCTGGGGATATTCCGCCAAATTCGTGTAGGCTCTTTTCTATTTGATCAGCACCAACCCCCGCGCGTTTCTGCGACGATGCCGACCGAATGATCTCTTTTGTTTTTTTGCTATACGTTTCAATCCCGGCTTGTTTCGCATGGAAATAAATTGATGCAATCGTGGCTTTTTTCGCTTTATCAGATTGTGAATTTCTAAGGCATGAATCAAATTGCCTATCGGTATCTGCCGAGTTGTATTTGGATGACATGGAGCTTAGGGTGTGAAAATATTCGCGCCCATTGCCTCCGAACTGCGAAATCAAAGCATACGCAGTTGATACCCAATCAGAATAATTCTCGCAGATATTAACGCCACGATCATACATTTGCTTTATCATCGCATCAAAATCCGAAGAAACAAACACGACACGGCTAATCTTTTGCGCCTTTTCTTTTTTCGGATACTTCTTAAACTGCTGCGCTTTTTCGTTTATGTATAAATCAGGATCATAACTGATAAACCTTGCGCGGCTGACGTTCTTTCCTGACTGATCAACGATCAGTTGATACGAATCATACAGATAAGTTGCTATTCCCTCGAATGCGTCTGCGTGTCTTGTTCCATCAATCCTAATCAGTAGGCATAAGCCATTACCGGATATTGAAACAAACGCCGCGTAAACGTATGGATCAGACTTGATAATATCCTTAACCGTTTCAGCATTTTCTATGTTATCAATATCAATGGCAATAAATCCTGAATGCTTTCTTATTGCTGCATCCTTTCTTTCGGTAAACGATCCGGAAACTGTTACCAATGGGCATTTTTGCTTTTCCGCTGATCGCGCCTTTTTATCTTTTATAGTTCGGATGTAAAGAACCTGGTCTTGCCATTGACCGTTTTTAACACCTCTTAAAAAATCGTGAAGTTCAATATCACGATCTTGTTTATCAATTACACTTGAATAGCTACTGATGAGGATTTTTTCGCCCATTTTGGAAAGAGTTTAGAAATTTCGTTTTGAAGTGTTATTGTGATTTGATCGGTATGCCATTGAGTATATCGCTTTTTTGCGGCCTTACACCAAACACGCCCAAGTTCAATGTTTCGGTTTAGAAGGAAATCAAAGTTTTCATCGGTCATTTTTGGTATCGTATTTTGTGCCTGTTTTGCAAGTTCTCGGGAAATTAAGTAAAATGAATAATACTCTTTGTATTGTGTATTTCTTTCTATCAATTCCCTTACATCCAATTCCTTTGACAATACCATGAACTCCTGAATGTGTTCGTCCTCCGATACCTCCGGCTTAGGAAATTCATAACCACACTCAGGGCATTCCATACATCGCGCATGAACTAAAGCTTCGCATTTCGGGCAGTCCTTAACAGGCGCAACTCCATTGCCTTTTTTCGGGGGGTTATAGAAAATATCAAACCAATCGCGCGGACTTGACCAGAATCCATGCGTAACGGTATTGCCTCCAAGATCGATAATCGTGAATGCCAACTTGACCGGATGAGGTCTGCCGCCTCTGCCGCACATTTGCAACCACAACGGCATTGATGTAGTGGCCTTGTTTACAATAACAGTTTCAATATCCGGCTGATCGAATCCTGTTGTAGCAATTCCGACATTACAAAGTATTGCTTCCGGAGTTTGCGCAAACCATTCTAATATCTTATCTCTGTCGTTGCTTTCCGCGTCTAAATGTTTGCAATTATACCCGGCTTTTATGAATGCTTCAGTGACAAGTTTTGAATGCTCCACGTTACAGTTAAAAACGATGGTTTTTCGGTGTTCCGAATGCTGACGATAAGCATTAACTGTTGATTGAATATATTTCGGATTACTAAACTGAATGGCCATTTGCTGCTCATCAAATTCGCCCATGCGCATTTTTAATTCAGCTCTATTTACAATTTCAGCGGCTCCGTAACATATCTCCCGGCAGAGATGTTCTGATTCGATAAGTTGAGGTATATCAATCCCGCAGACTATTGAATCAAAATAATTTTTCAGCGGCTTATCTTTTTTAGATGATAATGGCGTTGCCGTGAAACCTAAGATGTATTGATTGGTAAAGTAATCTATGACCTTTGTAAAGTTTCCAAGATGGCACTCGTCTATTATGACCAGTCCGATATTTTGAAACTTATCCAAACGCTTATAGGCTGTTTCAACCATTGCCACATAAACAGGCGCTGTAGGTATTACTTTCATTCCGGCAATTACCGCCTGAGCATAAATTTCATTTGCTTTCCATATAGAATGAACCGCCTGTTTTAGCAATTCCTTCCTGTGTACCAATATCAGAACAGACTTCCCAGATTTATTTATGTACCTATCGCAAATTGCAGAAAAGCAGATAGTCTTACCTCCACCTGTTGCAAGTTGCGCAACTACTTTTCTATGCTTAGTTAATTCTATCGCGATATTGTTTACGAACCGCTCCTGGTAATCTCTTAGTTGCATAAAAGGAAAGCGGCTCAGGTTTCGGGATGGCAGTCCCTACGCCTTTGCCGCTTAAATAATGTTATTACTGATGCTGCCACATCGTTGCTAAAGTAGATATAAATGCTGACATGCTTAATAATTATTCAAACTTTGCACCCTGATAAGTTTCGACTACTACCCTGCCGGATGGGTGCGGAATGAATGAAACATTAATTGGCCTTTCAAAGTAACCATAATACTTTTCGAGGGCATGTTTGAGCAGGGCAACCGTTACATTATGTTTATGTGCCGCTTTTTTTATTCGAGTGTTATACCTTCCTTTCAAACCCATGCAGACGAATTGCTCGATTGCCTTACCCAGGCGCTCATACTTGTATGGCTCGTATTTTCTGATCATTGAAAGGTCGTGAACGTTACTTGATCGTTTTGGAATTTCCATGATTTAAAATGTTGGTTGATTAATTAATTCAAGTTCTGCGCGTTGTTTTTCGATTTGCTTACCACACTTAACCATTGCGGCATGATAGTCATCAATTACATTCTGCCACATCAATCGTTCCGCACGCACAATGTAAATCTGGCATCGTTCTATATCAGGACAATAGCTGATAAAATCAACCCATTGAATTGTTTCGCAGCATAAGAATGCCGCCATAATCTGCCCTTCATGTTCAGCCGGAATCTTACCTTGTCGAATGTACGTCATGTGCTTTTTCGCTCTAGGTGATTTAATTTCAATTGCTCCAACGTAACCTGAGACCCCTTGCACAAATCCATCCGGAGAAAATCCGAAGTAATCAATTCCATCGGGCTGCACGAAGCCAACCTGATCAATAACAACACCTCGCATTGATGCGTATAATTCGCGCGCTTTAGGCTCCAATTCCTTTCCTCTTATCATGTCATCTGATTCGTAGGTTTCAAACTGATCTTCTGATTGCCCTGTTTCAAGTTCGGATGCAATGCGGTCGCAAAGTTCCAACCACTTAGCCCCGACCATTGACTTAGCTGCCCCTCCGGTTATCTTTCCGACCCTGAGCTCAAACCATTCCTGCGATCCTTGTTCGACTGTGTGAATGATCATTTCTCACCCCCTTCCCCTTCCAGTTCTAATTTTCGCTTATCTTTTGCTGCAATAACATCCGGATGTTTAGCCACCAACTTTTCCAATTTCATATATGCTACCTTAAGCTGATCCATTGATTCAGCTGATTCGATCTTGTGCAGCGCGTCAATGATCTGATCGTTTGTTACAGCAGGAACTTGTTGCTGCTGAACTGGCGCGGATGGATAGTAAGCCTTAAACCGTGCGACCCACCCATGCCGCTTATCTTGCGCTGCGTATAATACAACAGGCTTTCCTATCCAATCTTCGAGAAACTTAGAGCCGAATGCACGCTCTAAGAACTTTCCGTTTGTATTGTTTAGAATTACAGGCTTGCGTATAGGCATGCCGTTAAGATCGGACAAGAATAACCCAGTCTTAACTACTGTACTGTTGTTGGCCTGATCGAATGTTTCAGAGTCGTTGAACTTCACTATTTGGACGACCATGTTGTCCCTTAATCCGTGAAGTTCAAATTTCAATTCTTCTCCGCTTATGTATCGCGGATCGTTATTTTTTTTCCAGTGTGTTTTTTGCGTTTCCATGATTTTCAGATTTTAATGTCAGTTGATGCGTGTTGGTTGATTGCGTTTGTAATTGCAAGTTCAGGTGTTGTGCTTCTGCCGCTGTAGGCTATGCCATTTGAATCGGTAAATGACACACTAAACGTTGCTCTATCATCAATGAACTTAACGATACCAACGTGCAATGCGCTGTCATTATCTTCCAGTTCGATGCCTGCGTCATTTACGGCTTTTACTGCGGCTTTTTCAAAATCAGCCATTGATTTAATCGCGCTCATAATTCAAAGTAAAGATTAAACAGTTCAGTGTAGTTGTTATTGACCACCGCATCCACGTTCGCGGCTATCCGGAAATATTCATCGAAGCTGATCACTTCAATATCGCGCCCGTCCGTTGTCGACTGAAGCATCCGTTTAACGTGCGCGCCGTCATCGCAATGAGCGACTGAATTATATCCGTCCTTTGCTGTTATTGTGGTCATGTACGGACGTTCAGGGTTAGAATCAATCATCATGTACACGGGCCGACCTGGCCGCTTGAAGAAATGTAGGTTTGTCATGGTTGTTTGGATTAAAAGTTCAGGGCAAATATATAACTTTTTGTTATATGCAAACATTTTTTATTACATTTGCCAGAAATAAATCTAAACCATCATGACAGACTTAGGTCAAATGCTTAGAGATAAGCGGAATGCATCGAAATTAACCCAGCGCGAACTCTCGGAAATGACCGGGATAGCCGTGCCGAATATCAGCATGTACGAATCAGGCAACAAGTCTATGAGTACACATACATATAACCTGCTCAGTGCGGCCATTGATAAAATTATTGTGCTGAAAATCAATGAGTTGCGTAAATTGTCCCGAAAAAATTAGTGTCTAATGTTGCAGGTATAATAATAAGTTATATGTTTGCTGAACAAAAACACACAGCCATGAGAACTAATTACGATAGCCAAAGACAAGAAATCGAAAGACAAGCCGCAGAATCAGGCGTTTCAATTTCGTTTTCAGGCTATTCAGATGCTCACGGCTTATCTATTTACTTTACAGACGCAAACGGCGTTAAATATCGCTTTTCATCGCACAGTGTTTCAAGTTTCTATCGCATGGCAAACGAAAAGCATTTCCCCCTTCCATTTGTAAAGACGCTCGGAAAATGTGGAGTAATCACAGAAAAGCACAATCAACTATTCTAAACACAATGAACAAGACAAACCTATTCAAAGCTGTCGGAATCGTCTCGTTATTGGCGATCTGCGGCATTATCATGGCATTCGTGCCGCCTGTGATAAACTGGTCAGCCCTGATGCTTCTATTTGCTCTGGGATGCTATGAGATTGCAACTACTAAAATCGAAAGGCCATGATCGTTAAGAGAGTGCATGGAACCGACCAGTACAGGCCAAAGGAAATGCTGATCTTAGATGTGTCGTACACTACAGATCGGCATGGTGACTACGACATAGATCAGATCGTTGATACTGAGGATGGCACGGATGTAACTGATTATTTTGGATACGATGAGGTCATTGCCCATGCTATCGAGGAAGATATGCTCGATATTGGACCTGATCCGGATGAGGCGTATGAGCATAAAAGGTATTATAGTGGGATGTGATCACTTCACAACCTCAACACTTTCCACATACAACTTGCGGTTCTTTTAGCAGAAATTTCAATCGGAGCAAGGTGTTTTTAATCTTTTTTTGTGCGGTGGGGTAAAATTATTATTTCTGAAAATCAATAACTTACAATAAACTTGAAAAAATACCTGATAAAATACTTGCTAATTCAAAAATAGTGTGTATATTTGTGCCATAATTAAAAACAAACAAAATGACAACAACATTAAAGACCAATCAAAGTTTCTTAAATGTAAGATGTGATGAAGTAGCAACTATAATAAGAATGACAGACAAAGTTTGTTTTCTTAGTTGCAAATCTGATTATGGCACATTTGAAATTAAAAAATCAATAAGTAACATTTTAAACTTAATAAAAACAGGACAATGGGAAACTATCACTACAAAATAAAATCAACTGGTGCAAACTCTAATAAGTTTGGTGTGTGTGAGATTTGTAAATCTCACACAAGCGAAACATTTTTTCAGCATGAACAAAAAGAATATTTTTCACCTATTACAAATAAAACAGAATTAACAAACGCTGGGTGCAATATTTTGTTTGGTCATCAAGATTGTTTAATATCCATACGCAAATGAAAAAGCAAACACAAGGCGGTAAGCGAAGTAATGCAGGTCGCAAACCTGTGGCCGACCCGAAGAAAGGAATTACAATCTACGTTGAAAGTTCAATAATTGAAGCCAATAACGGCATTGAAGAATGTAAATCGGAAATGTATTTTTTCTTAAAAGAGCGGGCAGAAAAAAA